TCGCTCCAAGTAGCTCTAGCGCTTGCTTCTGAGAAACCTTCTCGGTGTCTTCGAATTTGTAGTCTGGATTTGCCTGCTTCATAGCTACATAGTAAAGAACTCTAAGAGCCCTGCCTTTTGGCTGTCCGTCTGAGAAGATTTCATCTATGCTGCGACCTACTAGTAGTTCTATTTCTTCTACTTGCCCTAGTGTCATTTCGTCGAAGTTCATCATCTTATTTATATCTTTCCTGTGCGTTCATATTCTTTAGTAATTAGTTCTTCTAGTTGCTTGAAATACGTGTCATAGATTTCTTCTCTAGTGTAACCCAGGGCTTTGACAAAGAAAGGCTGCGGCGCTATGTGTCTTTTATACCAGCCCCAATGGATAGGGTTAGCATAAGGTACTCCAGATTTACCGCTTCTGTTATTGCCGGCTCTAATAGTGATCTTGCTAGAAGCAGTAGCACCTATTCTGATACTATCCCTAAGCGCGCCTGTGCGAACCGGGACTAGATTACGTGCCTCATTTACAACCAGCTGACCGGACTCCTGCCCTGCCTTCTTGATTTCTTCTTTAGGAGCCCCCACGTTCTTTAGAGCGCGGTTTATCTCCCTGAGGTTAGTGACCTTTATTCCCGGTTCAACAGCCATAATTAGGCAGTTACTACTGTAACCCCATAGAACTCGGAGCTATCTGCATCATTAGGTGTAGTTACAACTCTAAGGGTAACTGAGAAGGTTGAAGTCTCGTTACTGTTTAGGGTTAGCGGTGGGAGTTCGTTGAACTTGACCACTCCTGAGTAGTGAGGTTCTGATGTGGAAGCTTCAGCATTACCATTAGGAGCAATTACGAAAGTTGCAGTAGTTCCAAAGTTAGCCCACAGAACTCGATAGAGAGAGTCTGCATCACCGGAGGTAACACCTTCTAGACCTAGAGCCCACTCTCCGCCTACGCGCTGTTCGCAGAAGGTTTGAACATCTCCAGGAGCATCTCCCAGGGTTAGCTCTACCATGTTTACAGCGCAGGCATATTCGACATCTGCAATAAGGAACTTGATGTTCTCTGCGACAATTCTTGTGTTAGTCATTTGATGACCTTTCTAAATAGTTATTTCTAGCTCGACTGAGATATTAGCCGATAGGTATTCAGCGTTATTTGTTTGTAAGTTGTAGGGTTCGTTTACTCGAATCACTCGAGCGTATCGCGGCATAGCATTTAGAACATCGTGTATTGCCTGATCTAGATTCTCTGTAGCCTGTTTGTTCGTTGCCGTTGAAGCAATAACTACTAGTTCTAGATTCAGGTTGTATTCATTACCTAGTGAGCTAGGGGATAGATACGGAGAAGCAGAATTTATAATCACTATCGGCGGCGTTATGCGCTCCGGAACATAATCCAGAACACGAATACCAGCAGCTTCTAAATCTAGTTTGAACTCTGCCTTAGATAGCGTTATTTCATTTGTCATACTGCATAACCAACATAGGGATTCAGTAACGGATACACAGCGCCCATAGGGTCTTTGGCAACCCTGACCGGAGCTCCGTCTAAACTTGCAAACTGTGCCACTCCATTAGGCGCTGACCGCCTGTGAAATAGCTCTGAGGAACAGATAAGCGTTGCCTGCCTGTGTATTTGATCTGGGACTACAGTAATAACGCCGACATAGTTCGCGACCTGCGCAGATCCAGCAGTTAGACAGGATTCAATAAAGGTTCCTGTTTCATCTGTACCTACATAGGCTTGAAGTTCTGCCAACGTTACTACTGTAGTCATTTAGATCTTTCCTTAGGCTACTATGTCTAGCTCTACGATTGCACCGGCGAATGGTGTAGTGATCGCCATGTAACCGTATACGCTGACTGAATCAGTAAGGGTAGTAATGTCACCGTCTGTCAACCGAACAGGTGCGCCTGCTGACTCGAACGACTGGATAGCCTGACTGTTAGCCATGTAGACCTTATTGGCTGTCATAGCTGGATCTACAATTACTGGAAGACCTAGAAGGTTTCCGGCTAGTCCGGGTAGGTTAGCGGTTCCAACATTGTTGAAGCCCTGACCGTCTTGTAGAACTACTGGCCTGCCGTCTGATCCTACGATTGTCATTAGGAACTTGTAGCCCTCAGTAGAAGTAACAATAGCTTCTGGTCGAAGGCCGGTAGCAGAGAAGACACTTGAAGCGCCGTCTGTAATACCCTCGATTAGAGCGGCCACTGTGCCTGCTGAAACGTCGAACACCTTACCGGTCATGTCTAGAGCTTCCACGTGAGCTACAAAAGCAGCGTTAGAAGCGTTTGCATAAGCAATAGTCAAGGCCCGGAATACGGTGTTCAGGTAATCAACCGTTGAACGCTCAATAGTCTGCTTCGAGAAGCTTGTATATCCGCCGTAGGTTGCAACTGCTGCTGAGGTGTTAGCAATAGTTAGGTTACCGAAAGCCAGGGTATCGTTTTCTGCTGACTGCGCTGTCACCTCTAGTGTGTTAGCGGTTACAGAAGCATACTCAACACTTAGGCCAGTACCCGGTAGGGCAGCCCTTGAGAAGGCTGATAGAGCCGGGCGATTGTCGTTGATTAGGTTATCTATCTGACCAACAAAAGCTGCTGTAGTTACTGTGTTAGCAGTAGTTGATGCTGCGCGTGCTAGTTCAATAGCATCTGCATCCCCGGTGAGCATCTTTTTTGCGAACTCGCCCTGAGATCGGATCTCTGAGCCAATTACTGTAGGTGTTGCAACTGCTTGCCCTGCTTCGACTACCCGGCGCAACTCTGCCATTTCGTCTTGCACAGAACGAACATCTAGTTCGGTATTTTCTGACATAGATTCTCTTTCTTGTTTTGGAGTTTCGACAATTTCAGCATCTAGCTGATCTTCTCTAACTTCGGTTATGTTTGCACCAGCGAAAGCCGGAAACGGAACTACAGAAACCTCTTTGAGATCTACGAGTGTCCGGGTAATCAGTGAGCCGTCTCTTTCCTGTTCGACAGGCATAAAGCCCACTGAAAATTTGTTTAGTACGCCGTCACGCATGAGGGTTAGGACTTCCTCACCTCTAGCAGTGTTGCTTACCTTGGCTGTAATCTCATAGCCTGCTTCTGTCTCCCGGCCCGAGACAACCCTTCCAATAGGTTCCTCATGCCCATAGAAAAGCTTGACATCTTCTACTGTGTCAATAGCGCCCGGGGCAAATCGTTCCTGAATACCGCCGCCGATAGAAGCTTCCTGATCGTAGGGAACTGCTAGGCCTGTAATCGTTCTTTCTTCGGCACTATCTAAACTTAGTTCGGCTTCTCTAATCTGAATCTCAGACATCTAGACCTTCTCTCTCTCTGACTTCCTCGGCTGTAAGTATCCCTGCTGCGATAGCAGTTGAATAGTAGTTGTAACGTGTCGCGACATCTGCGCGGAATAGGTGCTGATAATCAAACTCGACCCTTGTGCCTCTAGGCAGGCAGTTGCTAAGTGCATCTGTAATTGCATCTGTATAGCCCATTAGTGTGTGCCTGTAGAAAACCGCATTTTCATCTTGCAGGTTCGAGTAAGTATCTGATCCACCTGGGACAGTTGATAGAAGCAGCCTAGAAGGGATACCGAATAGCCGGGCTATGTTCACCGTTGATTGCTCGACTGTATCGGTGAATAGTGCCTCACGTGGCGATAGTGAAATAGCTTGGTAGTCGAAGCCGTTACCTAGTACCGCTATCTGCCTGTTCTGCTGCTTATTGTGCCAGTTGTTAGTTACAGTGTCGGCCTGTTCTTTATTGACCTGCTGCCCGGTCTTGAGAATACCTGTAGGTACTCCTGCTTGGTTGAACCAGTTCTTAGCGTAATCTCTGAGATCTAGTGCCGCGGCTATGTCTTTCCTGCAAGATTCAATAGGGCTAACGCCTCTAAGTGTGCCTGTCTTGGCGAATAGCTTTAGGTGTTCCATTTCGTTAGCGCCGTAGCGCGTTCCTTGATAACTGTAATAAACACCTTTAGATAGGTCTTGATCGTTTACATAAGCTACAGATACTGCCGAAGCAGAAAGTAGAGTTAGGTTATTGACCTGTCCATTACTCCCAAAACTTTTATGCCAAAAAGCGTTGCCCTCGAGGGATAGAGACGTTACGGTTTCATAAAGAAAATTACGCCTGTTACTGTTTATGTCTGGCTTATTGACTAGTACCGGGTTCTCAACTCTGAAATCCATACCAGTTGCATAGCGGTAGGTTTCGATTGGCATTTTAGATATTGGCGTAGCAATAATCTGGACTGCCCTATAAACCGCTGTAAGGGTTAGGGCTGTGTCTGCTGTAACTGAAGTTTCTGCCCTGGTTGGTATAGTAGGTTGCGCAGCTCGCTTCTCAGAAGGCGCGTTTATGATTCGTTGCCATAGTGTTGCCATACACCTATCCTAGTTACATTAGTCCCATTTAGAATACACCAATTTGTGCGTGTTGTGCGCGAGCACTTACATAAAGTGCGAACAGTGTTGCCATTAGTGCATCTATTTCGCCTACAGAATCCTTCCTCGAAATAAGCCAATTCTCTCCGGTGTATTTAGTAACGCCGTTAGGGGATTGCATTATTAGTAAGGGATCATCATTGTGAGTAACGCTTTCAGTTGCGAACAGAGCATACACCGCGCTGCAGGCTGCGCTTACTTCCTTAGTCCATAGCTGCCAAGTAGGGATACCGATTAGCTTGAGCCTTTTGCCTAGCCCTGGCAGTTGCCTATCATCTAGTGCGATAGCCCTTGGAGCGTGTTTAGCGAATAGCTGTGTAAGTCTTTGATAGAGCTGTTCCTCTGTAGGGTTCACAAAAGTTTGAACCAGCTCCGTCTGCTGGATACCGTCTTTATCGTTAGCTACGGCTATGGTTGCGTGCTCCCAGTTACGGCTAATGTCTACAGCGAATACAGCGCCCTTCATGTTCTCTACACCTTGACCGCCTGCCTTCCTAAAGATATCGCTAGGTAACCAGCTAGCAGTAGTACCGCTGATAAATTGGTTGAGCCTGTATCTTCTGGCCTCATGTTCTGGCAGTGTCTTTAGGTCGCTTATGACCTGCTCTAGTGGGATACGCCCGGCGGCTACTGAGGGATTAGCTGCCTTGATTGCTTCTGGATCTGTGACCGGGGCATTTTCTTTAGCTTCCCATAGAAAGAACCCAAAGCGCTCCAGCTCCGGATCTCCGGCTGAGGCTTTCTTACCGGACTTGTATAGCTCTATAAGTGTCTCTGAGTTCTGATCGCCTGCTGTAGTTATGCCTAAGACCATGCCGTCTTTACGTTGAGAAGTACCTAGAACAGCCGCGCTCCACATACCGGATTTAGCCAAGTGGAGTTCGTCAAATAAACATAGCGAAATAGGTATCCCTTGTAGGGCTGATTCTTTAGCGGCTTTCACGTCATAGCGCCCTGTGCCGTCTGCTGTGACTATGCCGCGCTGCTCTGTCGCTTTCTTGAACCGCTTAGACAGGAAGGGATTATTCTGGATTACGAATAGAACTCGGGAATAAATAATGCGTGCCTGATCTGAGCTAGAAGCAAGCGATAGTACCTGCGCCCCTGATCTCTGATGAACCAGAAGACCGTATAGCCCCAAGATAGCTGCGAGTAGGCTTTTTCCATTTTGCCTACCGAGTGATACTACCGCTTGCCTGTATCTGAGTCTGCCAGCTAAATCCGGGTTTGGGTGGCTATCCGGGTATCTTTCTAGAAGGTGTCGGAGTAGCCACTTCTGCCATTCATCTAGCTCTAGACCGTCTGGGCTTTCTGGAGCTTTCCAGGCTATGTTAGCTAGCTCTATAAGTAAGTCACCGTCTGTAAAGAAATCCTCAGATAGCGGCTTAGTGTAGTTAGCTGGTAATTGAAGCATTAGTGCCACTCAAGGGAATTGCACCCTTGATACCTCAACTCCGGAGGGTTAGGAACGTTGTCTAAACATGGCGTATACATTATCGGGTTAGCAGCTTCTCTAGCGGATCTACATCTTGCTTATTAGCGTTTAGCTGTGACTGTAGTTCTAGGATTGTTTTGCGTAGCTCTGCCGCTGTAGACGTGTGACCGGTTTCATCAAAGGATCCGGCCAGCTTCAAAGCCATGCCTGCAATTACTCGCTGCTCTACTGTCATGCTCAGAGTATCTATCCACTCTTGTAGCGTTTCTTCTATCATGCTGTTTCCTTCCTCGGATAATCTACCTATTGTGTATCAAACTGAAGAA